AGCACTATTAAGGTTGAGTGATACTTGCCCTGTTGTTCCAATTCCTACTGTTCCTTGAACTGTAACAGTAGAACCAATACCTGATACTGCGACTGTTGTTACTGGATTGGTTATGTAGAATGAAGTCTTAGAGATTGATACTGTATTAGCAATTGATACTGTTCCACCTACGGTTACTGATGTTACTGGATTTGTAATATAGAATGAAGTGTTGGATATTGATACAGTATTTCCTATTGATACAGTTCCACCTACAGTTACTGATGTGACTGGATTTAGAATATAAAATGAAGTATTGGAAATTGATACGGTATTTCCAATACTTACAGTATTCAGTAATGTAGAAATCCCAACTGGAAGATATGGAGTTGTTAATGTTCCACCTGTCCCAACTTCAACTATGTGATTATGAATTGGATTATCTGGAGTGCTTGTAACTGTTACTATTCCTGGAATTGTAATATTACCATTAATAGTAATATTGGAACTTCCAAGAGATACTGGAAAAGGATTATCAATTGTAACGACTTCGCCATTCTTATTGGCGATCATATTCACTTCAAACAGTGTTCTTTCCTGATTCAGGAAATCTTGTTCATTCTTATTAAATTGTGCCATTAATCAATCACTCCATGTTAAACTTTCTGGTCTATATCTTTGTGAACTCTTAATAGTTATACCACTATTTGTTGATGGATAAATGTTATGAACAATTGCTCCAGGATATTCTCTCTGAAGTTGCTCGGCAAGTTTATTCTTGTCTACCATTTGCCCACCAATTTCTAAACGATATATTTTTCCTTCCCAAACAACATCAGCGATAAAAGATTCGCTTGTAGTTTCTTGTTGGGGAGAATTCATATAGAGATTTCCATTGAAATCTCCAGCAATATTGATGCTTTCTGATAGAAACTGTTTAAAACTTTTCATTGGTTTCACCACTTGACTTTATTTGCCCAGTAGGCAGCGGACATTTTACCTTTGGCAATATTCTTTGCGTGTCTAGTTTGAAATCTCTTACGACGACTTGCATATTCTTTTGATTCTCCCTCTTTCTTTGGAGAACCTTTCACACCCCTTTGCCCAAAACGGATGAGTTTTTCTTTCCCACCCTCACAAGCTTTTACGACGTGAGACTTACCCGTAAGAGAATCTCCTACGGGGTCAGACTTTGGGGAGTTACATTTCATTTTAGACTTATCAAGTGCCTCTTGCATAAACTCACCAAAGGTTTTTAGGTTCGTTGAATTTGCAAGTGGTAATTGAATTCCAGTAAGTTTTTTTCTGGCAATATCTGCACCCTGTTGTCCAGATGCTGCTCTTTTTAAAATTTTATCTTGTCTGGATGCGTTTCTTGCGTCTGCGGAAGTGTGTCCAATTTCAAAACTAATGTTTTCATCTATAGAACTTTGAACATTATGCTCTCCACTATCAAGATAATCTGCCGCAGCATCAATATAATCTGCCGCTTTGGTAATTTTTGACTGCACCCAAGCCTCAATATTACCTTCTCCCTTTAATTTTCCACGAAGTTTTTTTGCCGCAGAAATAATCGTAGAAAGTTCAGACCTAGCCATTGAATATTCGTGATCTGGTTCTTTAGATTCATTTGCAGGATGTACCTGTGCAATATCATATTTCATTTGATTTGTAGTCAACATTTGCGGAGTTGAATACAATGCCCAAAACTTTGGTCCATATTTGCATTCTGATTGAGTTTCGTCTTTTTTGCATTTGGGGCAGTATCTAATCATTGTTTGTTCCTCTTTTACTGGTACACAATTTGGGACTATTTTTTTACCTTTCTTCTTCATACCTTCTTGCTTATATCCATCCCAACAATCTTCTGATTTTGTGCCCCAATTAGCAGCACCAACTTTACGACACTTAACCAGTGCTCCTGATGCATATGCACTGGGCCAAACATCATACCTGGACTTTACTTTACTGTAGCAAGCATCCTTTTTACCACTACCTTTTCCTTTAATATCTTTTTCTTCGTTCATTTTCTTTTCTGGTTTATCGGTAGAAACATAAGTTGGTTTTTCTGCACCAGACTTTGATTGTTGTTCTGGATCTGCTGCTTTTTTTCTTCTTGATGCAGAGCGTCTTTCGGAAGGAGTCATGCTTGCTCTTTTTGCGGAAGAAACACATTTTGGAGTTCCTTCTCCCGGTTCATCACTTGCACAAGTTCCTCCAGTTACGACATTTACCCATCCAGGTTTTCCATCTTTTGAACTGGACTTATTGAACCATTTATGAAGATTTCCTTCTTTTACATCTTTAAATTTTTTATGATGCTTCTTAGCCTCTGCTTCCATTTTTTTCAAACGAGTATAATAATCTGGAATTTCGTCTAAGTGTTGTAGAGCAATCTCAACGGCAAGTTTTTGATTATTTGTATGCTCGTGCTCAATTGGAGCACCCATATCAAGTTGTTTTTGAATAAAAGAAACTTTAAGACGATGCTTTTTAGCAATCTCTTCCACGGTCTTATATGGTTTTAATTGCTCGTTCATTTATTACAACTTATTAGTCTTTATTATTTAGAAAACCTTGCTTCAGTAATTTTGACAATTCGGAAGTAGACCCAACAAATACGGCATTATTTGTTACGTTATTTGAAACTTTAGTATTATCTTCTTGAACATCTTTGAGTTTTTTCTGCAAATCTATAAGTTTATCGGTCGTATCCGCAACACTCTTAATAAGTTGCCCAGCCACTTCATATGCTCTTGGACTACCCCCCTCACCGGCAAGTTCCATAATTCCATTAATTGCTTCCTGACCTTTTTCAATTAATGAATATAAATTTGCTCTAGTATATTCATAATCTTTTTTTATGTCATCCGTTTGCGCCGGAATAATATCAATTGATGTAGTTGATTTTTCCACTTCAACAATACTACTTTCAATATTTAATGCTTTGTCCAAATCGTCATAATTATTTTTCATAACTTATTAAATATCTTTTTGTTGAGTTGGACTATAAGTTTTACCATCAAAGAACATTTCTAAAGATTCATTAAATCCAAAATTGTCATCTGGAGTGGCATCAATAGGATCCGGAGTGAGGGTATACCGCATTTCACGTTTAGCAACAGTTGTATCGGTTCCTGTATAATAATCTACCTGTACTTTTCTGATAAGACCATCCGTGCTGTCTGCAATTGGTCCGAATAGATAAATTTTTGCTGTGAAATTTAAGGTATATATTAGAGTTCTTCTAGTTGAATAGTCACCTTCATAATCGTCGGTAAAAGATACACTATCTAATACTATAGGAATATCTCTTTTTTCTCCAATAGAATCAACTAAATCTACAGTTAAATTGAATGATGGTTGAAAACTTGGAAGAATTTGCTCCACTATCTGCAGTGCATCATCCTGAAGTTTAGTCATAATATTTAATTGAAATCCAATATTATACGGAACAGGCATATAAACTTTTTTTACGGTATTACCATCTCCACAAGTTTTAAATGATTGGGTTATATTTGCTTTTCTTGTAGAATCATACTGAATAGAAGTCATTTCAAATGACATTCTAGGAAGAGTAATTTGAATTGCTTTGTTTAATTCAGGTTGCTGCTCAATCCTAGCAAGAAACTTTTGCATAGGACCATACGCAAGAGGAACCTTCATCTGACTGATTCCTACATCAGAAGAATTTTTATGCTCTATATAAATGTTATTAAAAAGAGTTCCGAACGCAGTAACAGTCTTTCTAATAATTTGGTGGTAAAAATAGGTTCCTAACGTTTTTCTATACCCGTTTATTCAATCATTACCGTATTATGTATTTATAGTATCAATAAGAACCAAATGGATTAGATTCGGAAAAATCTAAAATAGATGTCGCTTCAGTCTGAATCTGCAAATTATCACCATACTTATCATAAGGATTCCAATTATCATAAGTATTTACGGAATATCTAGCACTAGAAATTGATCCTGCAATTGTTTCTCCTGGGAAAAATCCTCTAGACGCTACATTATCTACAAAAGAAACTTTAAGTGTCTTCGTATCAAAATCCCAAGATTTAACCCTAGCTGTTGTTCCAGACCTAGATCCTGTTACAATCTCATTAAATATGTAAGTCCCAATTCCAGTTAAAATCGGAGGTGCATTGATACTTACTGACGGAGCAACTACATAACCCTTTCCTGGATTTGTAATTTTAATAGAAGACACACTCTGAGCAGTACCAACAACTGATGATATTGCCGTTGCAGTTTCCCCAACACCAATTCCAGTAATAGTTACATAAGGTGCTGTTGAATATCCTACACCATTATCGTAAAGATTTACAGAAATAACACCAGATTGAGAAGTTTCAATTGAGCAGGTTGCGGCAGCACCAATTCCATTTCCAAGAATAGAAATATTTGGAGCAACAGTATAACCAGAACCAGCATTTATTAAAACTATTTCTTTTATAGCATAAAAACCAGATTTTACTTCAGTAATTGCTTCTGCAATTGCATTTGTGCCTCCAAAAGGAGCAGAAGATATACTTACAACAGGTGGAGATGTATATCCATATCCATCATTATTAAGGATAATTTTTTTAATATATCCAGTTCCAATTGTTGTGGTTGCTGCAGCAGTTCTTCCAATACCTATTAAACTTAATGTTGTTATGTAACCCTCTTCCTGAACTTGAGTATCAATTTCATCAATTGTAGTATCAATAACTTCATCCTCATATTCAAATAATTCACATTTCAGTTCATAAACATATAATTTACCTAATTGATAAAATGGTTGCTCGTGCTCTACAAACTTAACCTCAAATAACCTTTGCCCCAAAGGAAAATATACTAAATCTCCTTCTTTAGGTCTTAATGATAAGGCAATTTCTTCTTCATCTTCCGAATTTAAGAAAGGAGAAATAAAATCTTCATACCTCTCTTTGGAAATAATTAAACTTAAGTCATCTTTTAGACTCATTCCAAATTTTGTAAGAATATCTCCCTGGCCACTATAACCTTCATAATTACTTACATATGCTTCCAATGCAAAATTATCATCAAATTTTGAAGAAGAAATTTCTCTAAGTATTGTTTCTCTTCTTACAAATTTTCTAGGAATATAAATTACTTCTACACCATAAATTCTTAATTGCTCATTAATTAATTCCTGAACAAGTCTTTGTTCGTTTGGTGAACCTTGAAGAAAAAAGGGATTTAGTGCCATTACTATCCAATAAAGTCGTAAGGTGGTAATTCATAATCAAGTGCCATTCTCTGCTTAATATCTGCTAGTTCTCTTTCAGCATCTTCATATAATTCTCTACCATTCAATTCAATTCCTCCTGGTAACTTAACTCCTCTAAATTTAATTAGATTTTGACCCCACTGTCTTTTCATAGTAGCGGTTAAGTATTTTTTCAAGAAACTATCATTATAAACATTGGTAAAGGTATTTGGATCCAAAATTCTATAACAATCAATTATTAAAAAGTTTCCTAATTGCTGTGCCCCCCAATCAATATCCAAATACATTCTATTTTGTCTTTTATTAAACCTAATTTGCTTATCTGTTGATAATAGGAAGTCAATGTCCTCAAGATAAGATTTAACCATAGAATATTGCAATAAATCAACAGAATTAAAATAATATAAATCATTCAAAAATAATTGATATTTTATACTGAACATTCCTTGAGAAATTGAACTAGTATCAAACTTAAATACTTTTTCAATTCCGATTACAGAATCTGGAACTTGAATAAAATTTGAAGTTTCGTAAAAATTAGAAGTTATAGTTCCTAATCCACTTATATTTGTTGATGTGCCTGTAGTCGTAACTAATCCAACACCACCTGTTTTTTCGGCAGAACCTCTATCAATATCTGCTTGAGTTAATTGATACTTTAGATACATTCTTTCTACGCCATCAAAGTGCCTCTCCTGGAAGTACTGTAAGGCGTCGTCTACTAAATCATCTATTTGATCGTCGGCAAGGTTAATCTCCAGTACAGGAGCACCTAGGCGTCTTAGGCAATAGTCTATGAGATCTTGTCTACTTGCTGGTTTAGACACTAATACGTTCCTCCATCTATAACACTAGACCAGGTTGGTATTCCTGAATTGTCAGTTGTAAGTATATAGTTAGTTTCGGATATTGATACTGTAGTTGTTCCGGTCGAAACTAATTTATCATTTGGATCAAAATATGCTACCCCATAACGTTGTCCTAGAGGGTAATAAAACTCTTGCCCTACAGTAAGAATTCCTGTTATATTACCATTTCTTGCTCTAAATTCATCAAATATTAAATCATTTCCAATATAAAGGTCATTGTTAATATAAACAATGTCGTTAAATACTGCAGGACCTACGAAAGTAGAAATTCCACTTACATTAAGTGAAGTTACTGATGCTATTCCGCCGATTACATTTTCCGCATATAAAGCAAATCCACCTCCAGATGATCCAGAAATGCTAGATATAACTTTAACCGTATTTTGTTGTCCTACTTTAGATTTAATTGCGTTTTGTTGATCGACCTTTACTTTTATATCAGACATTACCTAGTTACTCCTTCTCTTACGAGAACCATTCCTTCAATAACTCGATTTTTGATTCCTAAAGAATTTGTAATTACTACATCATAAACATATCTTCCTGGCTTTATATTTGTAGTATTTGCGGAAGATAGTGATATCAATATTTTCCCTTGTGTAGATGGAACTAGAATTGCGGTTGTAAAAGTTATTGCCGCAGAACTTCCAGACCACTTTCTCATCTGAGCATTAACTTGATAACCAGTCAAATTCAATGCGGAGTTATCAGATCCCTCCAAAGTAAATGACTGACTAAAATCAGAACCAGAATTGATGACTAAATTATTTACGTATACTGCTGCCATCTATCTTTTTAGCTCTACAACTTATTTATATCTTACTCATAGTTGCTAAAACTTCTTGCTGTCTTAGGTATAATTTGCAATAAAGTTTTGAAAAATTTTTCAACTCTTCAATACTTAATTCATCTATAAATCTAGAATGTTTTTCATATTCAAATAATTTATCAATAGTTTTTAATTCAATTTCATTTGGGTCCATTTAATAATTCCTTCAATAAAGATTTAATTTCATCAATGTCCTGCTTCATTTTGTCCAATTCTTTCTTTTGAAAATCTCTATTATAGATTGTATTAAGATACTGGTTATAAGAAACAGAATCACAATTAACTATAGCCCCACTATTTTCATCTCTGTAAAGATTTTGGTGTCCTTTTACTCTAATCATCTTACTGCAATTGTTCTAAGTTCTTTAATCCTTGGTGGATATGCTTGACTAGTCCCCGACATTACAATTTTGATTGTATATCCATTAAATAGACCAAGATTATCCGCTGTAAATTCATATTCTTTAAATTCATTATCCAAACTAGAACTTACAAAAGTATCAGGTCTTCCACTATTTTTAGAAGAATCTATAACGGCATATCCATCAGAGGTTGTATAAGTTAAATTATCATATCCAGGGAACAATTCAAATGATTGGTCAATTTCAGAAGAATCGGGTCTAATTAAACTATATAGAACTCTAAAATCTGCAGACTCATGACGATATGCTGATAAAATAACTTTTAGTGAAGTTGCTGGTTGAACTAGATTTACAGTCCTTGAGACATACACCGCAGCATGTGGATCATCTAATATTGAATTAGATCTACTATCAGATGCATAATCAGAAATTGGACTGTTCAAACGATTTGAAGTAAATTCTGTAAATGCAGTATCTAAAAAGATGATAGGCGATAAATTAGAATCTGAAGTATTTAAAGTTATTCCGGTTGTAAATGATTTATTCCTTGGTAAATTTCCAAGATACTCGGTTTCATTTTCCTTAGAACAAACTATTCTTACTGATTTTAGTCTGTTTAAAGTATTTAATTGAATTGGTTCAAAACCATTATCTAAGAATGAACTTTCATTGCCACTGACACTTGTTCCAGTGACAGACCTAATTGCCGCAGAAGCAGAAGTTGATGAACCAGGAGTAATAATATCATATGTGGGAACTATTGAACTGTATAGGATATTTTCACTTGCAATAACTTTAGAACCTCCTAGGTTTGCTTCTGAAGTAAATTGCAATTGAGGTCTTCCTGTCACGTCAGCACTTCTATCAACCCCATTTATACTTCTATCAATTACAAGATAGTATCCATCCAACCCAATATCCAAATCACTAATATCGTGAGTTTTGTTAATTCTCCTCAAAGAAATTCCATTTAACTCATATTTGTACATTAAACTATTTGCTTCATGGTCAATTGGAACAGTAGAATCAATTCCTCTAGTAATAGTTCCTAGTGAACCAGTGCCTATAGATTCATATCTAATAATTTCATTGCCAATTTTGACATATCCTGGATTAGAAGCACTTACAGCAACCCCTTCAAAAGTATTAAAGTTTGATGTATCACCAATTGCAACAAAAATTGATACGGATGAAGAAATTAATTTTGTTGTAATAGAAACTGGTGCAATACTAGATTCAACATTACCAACTCTAATTTTATTGGTGTTTCCATACATTCCATGATCAAAATGTTGGACTCTTATATAATTGCCCGAATTTTGATTTGTTGGACTAAAATGACTTCTAATTGAAGTGCTTGCAAGAGATACTATTTGTCCCGAATTATTATAATAACTTAATCCAGCACCAACAGTAAATGATTCACCCTGAACATTTGATAGGTATAATGTATCAAGACTATTTCCAATTGCACTAATAGTAATTCTTGCATCTTTTCCAGTATTACTTGAAACTGAAGAGGTTACAATTCCAACAACATCTCCAATTGCATATCCATTTCCTCGGTATGCACTAGAAACAGCAACACCAGTTATAACTCCATTTCCGGTAGTGATATTTAATCTTAATCCAGATCCATTTCCAGTAATATTATAAGTTTGAACGCTTCCGTTTGCATAATTTAATCCACCAGTGGTGATACCGACACTACTTACAGAACTTCCAGATCCAACAACATAACCATAAACATAATTTTTAGATCCATCAACAATTTTTCTACCAACACTCAAAGCACTAATCAATGATGAATTTGTTGTTGTCGTAATTCCAATAATAGATGTTTTAGGTAATGTTGTTAAAGGATTATTTCCTAATGTCTGAACATAACCATTACTTTCATCTAAAGTAGGATTATAGAAAAATGCAGTTCCTGTTGGAGATACAAATTGTGCTTTATAAAGTTTAAATTTAAGATCTTGATACTGATTTGCCGTCCAGATAGATCCATTTTGAGATTTAAACAAACTTCCCATAGAGAATTGTTTAGAATATGTTACGGCATCTACATCAGGTAAATCCTTAGTGTTTACAGTTTTTTCTCCCATAATTGCCGTCCACATTTCATATTGATCGCTATTTTCCGATATAATAACGACGGCATATTCTCTACCGGGTGGCAAATAAATTGGTTCATCAAAAGTAACTTTTGTTGCAATAGAAGCATCATTGGAAACATTTACCTGATTTGGTCTCAACGTAACTGAATTTCCAATAACGACTCTTGTTGGGGTCCCTAATTCAACTGTTCTTATTTCAACTTTTACCGGTGCATTTCCACTATCTTTTTTAGCAAAGAATAAATCAACAGCAGTTAAAAATGCTCCGTTTACATCATCATTAGAAGATGTTGGAGAAGGTGCCTCCACATTTCCACCAACAACAAAAGTTTGTGCAAGAGGATCAACAAATCTCTGAACTGTTGTTCTAGTGTGAGTGTTTATTGTTGTTTGTGAGGTTGTTGTGTTTGTGGTCAGATTAGTTATTGTATTTGTCGTTAGATTTTTTGTTGTTGCAGTAACAACATTTTCCCACTGTTCAAGAGTTCCATCAGAATTATAATTTACTTCAGCTGATGAATTATCAGTACTTCCTGGTAGTCCAGGATCATTTGTTGAACTTGAAGTTAATTTAAATGTCTTAGTTCCAGTAGCAATTCTAACGGTTGGGGTTGGAATTGTATTTGGATCTCTTAAATAAAATGCTCCAATCAAATCGCCAAAATTATCAGAAATTAATCTGAGGTCTTTTACGTATGCCACTGCACCACTAGTTTGTCCAACTAATTGCATACCTTTAAGCAAATATCCTGAATACTTGCCTTGAGCTTCTTCTGACAATGATACGACATCAATATTAAGAATTTTTGATGATTGACTATATGCAGATGCTATGGATTCTTCCCTAATATACGGATTAATCGTATATGTCGTAGATGGTGAATTATATGGACCATACTTATGATTTGGTGTCGCAACTCTAAATGTAATTAAATTGCTACCACCAATTGTACCAATAACAGTCTCACCGACTATAAATGCATTGGAAGACCCATAATTACTCAAAGTACTATCATTTGCTATTTCAACTAATTTCGGGATAAAATCTACCCCGCTATTCCCATCAAGAAATTGATAAAATCTTGTAGATGGTTTAAGATTAGATGCAGAAAACTGAGTATTTCTGGATCTCATAAAAGATTCATTTGATGAAGATACTAAGACATTTCTTATTGTAGTAT